CTTGCGAACCCCTACCAGCTTGCCGGAGGTGTCGCTCTGCGGGTTCTCATCCATGTGAATGACGCGATAGACCTTGTTCTCCTCCGCCCCACAGTTCTCTACCACCGCAATGGGGATGCGGGCATTGTCGGGGTCCAGCACGATGTCCTTGATCCTGCCAGGGTCAATGTAGCCCAGGCGGACCAGGCCGGAGCCAACGATACCGCCGTCAGATTCCTCACGAGAGACAAAAGCGGTGACGCACTGGGTCCCAAATAGTCCGATCTGAAGGCCGAACTGAAAGCAGAAAACCCCCATCGCATTGACGGGGTCGTCCCAAAACGCATCTATGACTTCCTGCACCTTCGGTTCGGTCGCCTTCGGTCGGATCTCAGTGTTCACCACCTGGTCGCGACGCAGCAGGCCCAGCCGGCGAGCCAGTGGATTGCCACAGTGTTGCTTCCAAACTATCTCGACCGCATCGGGGTAGCTGATGTTCGAAACGTCGCGGGTCTGGCCGCGATCTTTCCGGTATCCCCATCTTGAGGTCTTGGCTCCACCTCCTGGCCCCGGCTCATCCTCCCCCCCCATCTCGTAGCCCTCCGTTACCCCCCGCGCGTGGGCTGCGCTGGCCCTCTTGCGCATCCGGCGCATGGTGGTGAGAGGAGTGAAACGCTCCAGAAATCTTTCAACGCGAGTAGTTTTCTTGCTACGCTTGCGCGCCATAATTTGCTCCTTCTTGGAGTTGCCACCAGCCACCATCAAGCATCCATACAATCAAAGGCTTCGCTCCCTTACTGCTATTGCATCTGAGGCAAGCTGAGGCTAAGTTGTCTTCGCAATGTGGCCCACCGCTGTCAAGCGGCACTATGTGATCAATAGTCAAGTTTTCCCTCTCGCCACAATACACACACTGACGTCCGTCTCTATCAAAGATAGCGCTAACATCTATATCCTCTACGGTAACTCCAGCCAGCATAGCCCGGCGCTGTCCTACCCGTTTAGTACAACAAGCTCGACATCTGTGCTCTAAGCCATCCCATCGGTCGCCCTTACAAAACTCTGTCAAGGGCCGCCATTTCTGACAAGTAGAGCACACTTTACCCTCCATGCCCGCCCTCTCAGTGTGTATCTGCCTTTGCAGCCTGGGTGCACATTGTGTACAGCGCGTAGCACTACTGGCAATCTTGGCTCCGCAGTCAACACATTCGCCACGGTTGGCAAGGTACTTAATGCGCTTGTGAACACGGCAACATTCTTTGCAGCGACTATCCAATCCATCACTAATTGTGCTGTTCTTGTGATATTCCGATAAGGACTTCCAATCCCCGCAGATAGAACACACTTTCCCCTCAACATCGCCATGAACTTCGTGTTCTATCCTATTTGATGCGATATAACAACTCTCACACCTGACAGTTCGATAATCTATGTAACGCCCACAATCAATGCAGCGATTGCCGGTCTTACGATATCTGCCTGCTTGTTCAAGCCGACGACATACACGACACATATAATCGCGCCCATCCCAAGCCCGAGTGTTTCTATGGAATTCCACTAACGGCCCCCACCGTTTGCAAGCTGAACATACTTTTCCTTCTACGCCATCCTCCCACACGTGTGGTGTGCGTAGATCCTCAAAGTCCCCGCGTACCCAGGCCGACATGACGCCAGCAGCGATCTTCGCCTTCACTTGTTCAGTCTTGCCGCTTTCTTGCCATTGCTGCCACCGATGAGTATTGGAGCAAGGCTTGCAGCGGGTAGAGCGGTCGCTAATCTCAGTTCCACAGTCTATACAATGATTCACCGGACCCCCTAGTAAGGTGTGGGGGAGGAGCAACTAGGATGCTCCTCTAAGGGCTAGCTGGGCCCGCCCCACCATATTATAAACTCCTATTGGCTAATTGTCAAAACCAAGCAGTGATACCAATCCGATGTAACTATCATTTAACCACCTCACTTGACGCCACATCCACCGCAATCACCCGCCCTACCAGCAGCCGCAGACACCACTCCGGCAGCCTGAACGCGATGAACGATGCCGGCCTGGCCGGCACCCAATGCTCCATCAGGCACTTTTGCAACTCCAGCCGCCAAAGCGCGACGATGAGAAGAGTTACCGTCTCAATGATTGTGGGAACTACGAAATCGTAAAGCTCCCGTATGGCCTCCACGCATTTAGAGAAACATGCCAGGGTCGCGCCGGCTTCATCTGCCCAGGTTTCCTCTGGTCGCCGTTCATCCTCTGTCATCGCCGCTGCCCTCCTTACCCCCAGTCGGTGCTTGTACGGCAGGATTCAGGGCGAGGGCCTCCATTACCTGCGACGCATAGTTGCAGGTTAGGATATAGACCAGCGGTTCTGGCAGACCCGCACCATGCAGGCCCTCGTAAAACATTGCGACCATGTTCGCCAGGGATGCGTATCCTTTCTTGGACTGCTCAACCTGTTGGCCCTGCTGTAGCGCTTGCATAAATTCTTTCGTCAGTTCTTCTGCTGCCATCATGCCTCCTCCGCATACCGCGCCAGCCATTCCTTGTCCGCTATCAATATCGACTCGCCTCCGAACTCTACATACTTGAGTTGACCAGACTCAACGGCGGCCTCCACGTCACCCCCCGGTATAACGCCCCGCGCCGTTTCGTCCAAGGGAAGAAATTCCCTATCGCTGAACACGATTGTCATATTCTTACCCTGTATCTTTGCCATCATTACCTCCTCCGCGATTTTCTCTGCCCGCGTCCACGGTACTCTGAGTGGGCTTTACGTCTACCTTCACGATACTCCGCAGTCGTGAACTCTTTTTGCGCACTTGCTGGCTTGGGCCTCGACCCAGTTCGTGCAGCTTCCCGTGCGAACCATAACGCCATCACCAGGTCAGTACTCTCTGCCAACGGATGGCCCAGTAGTTCCATCCATAGCCGGCACCAGGCACACTTGCAATCAAGCCCATGCGTCGGCCTGGGGATGATCCATCCCTCATTCTCGAACTCCACCTCCAGGCCAGGCAGGCCCATCAGGGGGTCGCTCTTGTTCTTCCCTGTCATAAAGCCCGTCACAGGCAAAGTGGCGTTCAGCTCCAGCCCCCACTCCATGATGGCCTCCTGTGTCGCATTGTTCTCCACCATGAAGATGTTAGAGTGATAAAGCCTATCCACGTCCTCCATCTCGCGCCACATCTGCGGAGAAGTAAGCGTCTTGGCCCGCACATCCACTACCAGCCGCTTTTTGTCGCTCGGCCTCTGGGCGATGGTCGCCAACGCATTGCCTGGCCGCCTGGAAGACGATATGTCCGCACCAGTGAACACCAGCCAGTCGTCCCCTAACAGTTCCAGCGGGTTCAAGTCGGCCACTGCGCACCTCAAGACGCTGGGGAAGGTCCTGCCCTCGTCCTCCATCACTTCCTGGCGGAAGCCCCTGGCAAACGAGCGACTGCCGATCTCCCCCCGCCGCTTCATCAGCGCAGCCTTATCCCAGTGTTCCCACAACTGGATATTCCACGTCTGGGTCGCCCCCGACCAGATGGCGCCAGCGGTATCTATGCCCATAGCTGCATCCCTAACCACACTCGCTTCTGACGGTCAGCCTCAATAAGTTCAGCGATTTGACAAATTATCTACTTTATGCTATACTTAATGCTAAATATGATATGAAAGGTGTTGCTATGTTCTTTATTACTGTTTCAGAAATCCGTCGTGATGTCACCCAGATCATTCGTAGAATCAGAGAACAAGGTGACTTTGCCATTATCACTCGGCACGGCAAGCCTGTCGCGGTTCTACTCAGCTATGAAGCATACGTTGTACTGACGGAGCAATCAAAAGATGGCAACCCAATACCTGACCGCGATCTTCAAGCTTCATAATCCCTCTGCTCACAAGCGTCAAGTCATGGACCATGTTCTTGAGCAGTACACCCTGGCCTACCAAGATTTGCTCAACTGGGCCAAAGACCATGAGGCCACGCTTGCCAAAGAAGGCAAGTATGTTTTCACGACCCACAAAGGCGAAACTGTCGAAAAGTACACTGGTAAGAGCGTCGCCCAATTGTTGCCTCGCCTTGACGCCGATGTTCATGGCAGCATTAAGCACTCACTCATTCAGGACGTGGCTGGCAACCTGGCTTCCTACTTCGCACTCGCTGAAGTCGATCCGCGCACCTCATTCCCAACTAGCCGTGATCCCTCACCGACAGCTTTCCCTGATGCCCTTGATGATTTTGGCGCAGTCGGCATGGAAGATTATGAATACTTCAAGGATAGGCTGACCAAGATTGCCAGAGGCCGTATCATGCCGCTTTACTTTGCTCGCCCTGATGCCGCCGCCAAAAGTCGAAACTTCTCGTTGCTCTATGACGCACGAGGCCAACGCTACTTCGCACTGATGTACCTGTTACCCGCAGGCCACGCCCTCGGCAAGTCTTTAGCTATCACCGAGAACAACCTGATCCGCCTCGATACCGGGGAAATTGTGCGTAAGTCGGCCCGCACCACGACGGCTATTTTGGCCCCGCTCGAGTTAGGCAGTAATGGTTGGCAGGCTGAGAAGTTTTTGCTCCCCGCTATGGATGCTGGTGGTCGCGTCAAGACTGCCTTCCTATGCCGCGACAACGGCGATTATTTTCTCCACGTTTCCTTCGCCTTTGACTGCCCTGCACCCTACAAGCCCAAAGCGTATCTTGGCATCGATATGGGCATCCTGTTCACCGCTGCTTATAGCCTGGTGGATGGACAAGGCGCCTTGATTGAGCTAGGCCACCTGGACGATCAACTGCGCTCTCTGCAAATCAAGCACGGTCGAGAACGAGAGAGTAAGCAACGCAATGGGAAGGTCGTCACTAAACGTCACTATCGCACTAAAGCCTACGACAATATTCTGCATGGCCTCGTTAATGTGCTCATCGAGAAGGCCCTTGAGAATCAGGCCCAAATCGTTATCGAGGATTTGAATGTTCAAGTTAGAGGCGGCAGGGTCAAGAGCCACTTCAAGAAGATGGGCCGTATCTCGGAATACAAGTGCAAACTAAAGGGCGTCCCTCTCCGCTCAGTATTCGCTGCCTGGAGTTCCATCATTTGCCACCGTTGTGGAGAGAAGGGTTTGCGACAAGGTTACAAGCGTCGTGAGTTCTTCTGTCCCTCTTGTGGCCTCAAATGCCATTCAGACGATAACGCTGCCGTCAACATTGCTCGCCGCGCTTTGTACCGCAAGGCCGACTGGGAGAACCACTTCGAGTTCCACAAGAGTTTCGCAAATGTGGCGGGTTTGGAGACAAAATGACGTTTGCGAACTTGCTTCGGCTGGCAAGGTGCTATGCTATAGAAGATGATCTCGAATGATGGCTTGAGTTGCACTTTAACAAACGCAGATTTGTTAGCTGTGACGGATATGGCGGGGAAGCTCGAGGAGCTGGCCGGCCAGGTTGCACTTTAACAGGTAGAGATTTGTTAAGTGCACATTCAATTGTTAAAGAACTCATTCTATGAGTAGAGGGTGATAGTCACACATCCTCAACCTGCTGGTCATGGGTGTATGACCCTGTTTCATCGGGCTTACCCTGGCTGTGGGCAAAGCTACGTAAGCTACACTTTGTGTAGGCAACTTACTTTTGTTAGCCGTGACGACCAGGTGGCATTCGATGCCTGACGGCTCACTCAACGGGATAAGCTACTTCCCTGTCCCCTCCCACCAAATAGCATTCGATGCCTGTGTAGTCATTGTCCACCCGTTGAATTAAAGCGCAGTACTGGCCACGCACCTCTGGGTCGCGTATCAGGTGATGTGTGCAATCCCTGGGATGCCACGCCGTCGCCACATAGACCAGCCAGCCGGCTGGCTCCAGCCGGCTCAGCCAGACATTCTTGACCGTAGCGATCACCGACTCCCGCAGCTTCGGCATCAGAATGGCGTTCCGCAAATCGACAGGGTCGTCGATGATCAGCCCGTCCATCCGCCCCCCGATGCCCGTGGAGAAGATGCCCGCCGAGAACACCGACGGGTCCACGCTCCGCGCCCGTTCGTCCCGCTCGACGAAGAACTCCGCCTTGCCCCAGCCCGTCTTGCGGTCGGGCCGCACATCGGGAAAGACATCGTGATAATCGGCATCCCGCTCGATGTAGGTCTTGATGGCCGTCACCCGCTTCCTGGCGTTGGTGTCGGCGTTGCAGACGATGCCGATGCGCTGATTGCGATCCTGGCCCAGTTGGAACAGCGTCCAGCCCACCACGAGCTGCTGCGTTTTCCCATGCCCCCATGGCGCCATGATGATCGGCCGCTTGCCGATCTCCTGGCAGTAGGCGACGTGGGCGTGCCAGCTCTCGTGGATCTCCGCCTGGTGCATGGGCCGGCCCGATTCGTCTTTGAGGACGAATTC